GACCCAAAACTCAGTCCCCATTCTATCATATACTATTTAGGGATTCCCCGAACCCTAAATATATTGAACATTTATTAGGGGTACCATGGCCAAACCATTAAACAGACTTGACTTCAAGAACTATTGTCTTAGGAAACTTGGAGCACCTGTAATAGAAATCAATGTTGCTGACGAGCAACTTGAGGACCGTATCGATGAAGGACTACAAAAGTGGTCTGATTATCACTTCGATGGATCCCAGAGATATTACTGGAAGCATCAGGTTACTTCTGTTGACGTAGAGAGACAATGGATAGAGGTCACAGATGAATACATCGGCATCGAACGTATACTCCCACCTATTAGTATGCGAGGGACTGCTGGCATGTTCTCGTTCAAGTACCAATATATGATGAATGACATGCCCTATTTGGTTCAGGGCAACATGAATAATTTTGCTATCACAATGCAAAACCTCGACATGATTGATGAACTTTTCAACAGTCGTGGTAATAACATAAGATTTAACAGACATACTGACCGACTTTACCTGGACCTGGTCTGGCCAGGAAATCCAAGTTACACTCCTGACATTTATGAGGGAGATCACCTTGTCATCGTTGGTCATAAAAGAACAGACCCAGATCAATACCCAGATGTCTGGAACGACATGTGGCTAAAGAAATATTGTACTGAACTTTTTAGATACCAATGGGGTTCAAATCTAATCAAGTTACAGGGTGTTGCGTTACCAGGAGGTGTGACGTTGAATGGAGAGACTATCCTTTCGGAGGCAAAGGAGAATCTTGATAAACTTGAAGAAGAGTTCCAACTCAACTACCAGTTGCCCGACGACTTCTTCGTTGCATAAGGAATAAATGGCAGACGAAAGACAGAGACACGAACCAGCAATGGTCGTGAAGCAATCTAAAATACTCTGGATTCTTGTTGCTGCTATCATATGGTTAGGATATCAAGTCGGTCAGTTACCTTTGATGATTGAGAAAATACTGCACCGAGAATTTATGAAGACGCAAACGATAGTAGACAATGAGATGGACGACGCGAATGATAATTATGAAGAGTCGTTAAATCTGATTTTACAGGGTAAAGGTGCTGAGGAGATCCTTCGAGCATTCCATTGCAATCTTACTCCAGACGAGATACATAAGAATGCTAGTGGACATCATGGAGGGCACCACTGATGGAGATCTTATTAGAAAACCTAAACTGGATACTGATGGGGATTTTTGTCCTGCTGTATTCAATGTTAGTTATACTGAAGGACGTACAAGGAAAACTGGCTCAGTTTGCTAGAAATGCAATCTATATGAGTTCAGGCATGCTTTTCGTCTACTATATTTTTCAGATCAGTTACTTAGAAGATTATGAAGAGTTTGAATACATTATAGCATTTCTCATAGCACTGACTTTCAGAGATTTGCTACCAGTGATTATGGATTTTGTAGTCAAAGTTTCTACAAGTAGACTTGAGCAGATTAAAGACAGAATATCTAAAAAACCTGAACCTGAAGGAGCATAATGTTACCAATGTTAGTACCAATGCTGACCAACGTCATTGGTGGACTGGTCGCAGATACTGCCACGAACATGGCAAAAGAACACGTCATGGACATGGTGCAAAAAGTAGTTCCACCCGAAGCGATGGCTGTCGTGGACAAAATGGTAAGCGATGATCCAAACAACCCTTGTGGTTCTATGAGCGAGTTGATTGATCGTATGGCAGATCCAGAAGATATGGAAGTTCCTGCCATTCCTGCTATGCCAGAGATGCCAAGTGTCGGTACAATGTCAATCGACTGCAGAGTCAGTTTTGATCCTACAACCATGGATATTTCTGTGGAGAAACTGTGACCGAAGAAAAATGTTGCGAGTGTGAAAACTGCACATGCGATCCTTGCGAGTGCACACCTGAAGACCCTTGTGGATGTGAGTAATGGCGACTAGTCCATACATTCATCATTACAGAGATATCGGTGAGCAAGGACTGATACAATCTATTACTGCCGAGACTATTTTCCTCGGTGGTAGGGATGTTATTTACCTGCCCAGAGAAGATTATAATAAAGAAGACCCAATCTTTGGGCAGGCATCCCAACTTATCTTTCGAACTTCCTTCAACGTAGCAATGCTTGTTGAGTCAACAGAAGGTTTTGAAGGTGAGGGTGAGTTTTATTCAAAATTTGGTCTTGACATAAAAGATAGAGTTACTCTGTCATTGTCAAGAAAAACATGGGAGGAGTTGAACTTAGATTCTGCGTCTCCAGTATATGATACGGTTGATGCTGATGATCCTGATGGGTATGATCGTTTACTGCTTGAGCCAGGAGCGACCTACACAACTGAGGTAGCAAACCTACTGACACAGGATTTAGAACAGTTCGTGACTGAAGATACTGCAAACGCAAATACAACTCAGGAAGACGATTTAATCATGGAGGTACAGGACGGTGACCTGGCGATTGATCGTCTTATATATGAAGATTCAGGTGGTTTAATGGAGGTAAACCTGATTCTAGAAGTACAAGATGCAACTGGTGGTAATGAGATTGAATATCTAGTGATGGAGGAGCAGGAAACTGCTGGGACAGATGATAAACAAATCATGATCACAGAGTTTATAAACCAAGAAACTTCTATCTACTTTAAGATAGATTTCGAGATACCTGATCCAGATTACGTGCCTGATAGATTAGTCGCAGATCATCAGATTTTACAAAGCATGTCAGCCATTGATCGCATGGTTATGGAAGATGGTTCAGGTGATTCCTTCGTTTTAGAAGACACGAGTCAGTATGGAAGCAGGCATCGTCGTCCATTTGAAGGGGATCTGATTTATTTTCCGTACAACAAAAAGGTCTTTCAGATCACTTTTGTTGAACACGAATCACCCTTCTATCCTGGAGGTACCTTGCCCCAGTTCGTACTGACGTGCGACTTACTGGAGTACTCCAATGAAATATTTATTACTGGAATTCCTGAGATCGATAGCATCGAAGATAACCTCTCTCAGATGGCAGTTGAAGTCACCTGCCTCTCTGTTGAAGGTGGTGCTTCTGGACAGTTTGAACGTGGTGAAATCATCCGTGAGACTACGTTACTTGGAATTGACGATAGCAATGCTAGTTCTGCAAGTGCTCGTGTTCTGCGTCATGATTCTAACACTGGTAAACTTGTCATCGCACCTATGACGCCAGGACTGTCGATAGGCAGTCAGATTTATGGTACGAAAACAGGTTCGTTTACCACTATTACATATATGTTGTCCAACGATGGTCTCGGCACATCGCCAACTGTAGAGTTGGAAGAGTTACAAGATAATGCTGATGAGCAAGCAATGAACCTTGAAGTAGAAAATTTCGCAAACAACTTTATCGACTTCACTGAAAGCGATCCATTCTCAGAAGGACAGTTCTAATGTTCGGAAAGCATTTATACCATCGGTTAGTAAAAAAGTATGTTGCATATTTCGGCACTCTTTTCAATAATATTGAAGTCCGTCGCTATGAGGGATCAGATATTATCGGTAGACTTCGAGTGCCCATATCATATGCCAGCAAGGACTATTACAGGCAAAGACTTGTATCAGATCCTGAACTCGCCCGACAAGCCAGTCAGATGTTACCACGCATGGGTTTCATGATGACATCTATGACATATGACGTATCAAGAAAAATAAACCCTTTACACAAGTTCGTTAGCAATGTTAACGGAACTATGCGTTCTATGGGAAATAGTATTCCATATGACTTCTCCTTCGAACTACACGTCTGGTGCAAAATGCAGGAAGACGGGCAACAGATCATAGAGCAGATCGTTCCTTACTTCCATCCTGATTTTACTGCCAGTCTTAAGTTGGTAGAGTATATGGATCTGAGTCTCGATGTACCCGTAATCTTAGATGCTGTCTCAAATGAAGATACGTATGAGAATAGTCCTGACGGCACTCGTACGATTATTTGGACTTTACAGTTTACTATGAAAGGTTATTTCTTTCCCGATGTTGAATCGAATCCTACTGGTATTGTAAAACATGTGGACTTACATCTATCTGGATCTGGTGGAGCAGAGGCACAAGGACAAGGATATAACTCTAATATTGAAATAAAACCTTCTCCTACCTCGGCAACACAATTTGACCCGTACACGATAACAACAGAACAAAACTTTTTCAACACAGCAATGCATTTCAATCCTGTGACTTGCGAACCGCAACTGGAACCCTATGAAGGATAGAAATGAAATTCTTTTTAATAGTTTTAGCCATATTTTTGGCTGGTTGCACAAAAATCGTTGAAGTCGAAAAAATAAAACAAGTCCAAATCGGAACTTTTACTGGTACATTTCCTACTGCTGACGTTCGAATCATGTGGCAGTCCTGTATGCAAGGTCATGCACAGGTGCGACGAATGCACCCTAACGAAGCAGGTCAGGTTTGTGACTGCGTAGCAGATCGTACCAGGGTAGACTTTGAGATGGAAAACATCAAAGAGATATACAGTATGGGTGCAAAAGGGCAAATCGGTCCTGATAATAAAACCCGAATCGATATGGTCCAATATTGGACAAAAGCAAACATGGAGTGCGAGATGGAACTGAGACAAGGTACTTTATACAATCCAAGACAATCGCATTACGTAGACCCAAAAG